AGACTTCCATGAATTTCAATCCAAAATTGAAAAGGTTCTTGACTCCATGAATTCTATTTCAAAATTGAAAACCCATGAACACCGGGGGCAAGTCACCGGGGTTCATGGCTCTCCTATTCTATACCTAAATTTCTCGCATGTCCGGAAGTATATATTTTGAAATGAAATTGTGGGGACCGGATAGGAACTAATTTTGAAATGAAATTGTGGGAAGGTGGGTACCGACTAATTTTGTTTTGAATTGGGGTGACCACCTATTCTGTTTCAAAATTCATGAAGTCCTTGGGTCACCTATTTTGAAATTAAATTCATCAAATATTTTTTCATCCTATTCTGTTTTGAAATTCCCATGACCGGATAGGAACTAATTTTGTTCTAAATTGTGGGGAAGGGGGTGGGATGGAATTTACTTTTGAAATTCCCATGACCGGATAGGAACTAATTTTGTTCTAAATTGTGGGGAAGGGGGTGGGATGGAATTTACTTCTGAAATTCCCATAACCGGATAGGAACTAATTTTGTGGTCAACCGCGCAGACCCGCTGCGTTCGCCGCCAGGTCACACTCAAACCAGTACTCGGCGTAAATCTCATCGATGGTCTTGGAAGGATTCTCGGCATGCTTGGCGGAGTACCAAGCGTCGCGGAACTCCGCCAACTTGGCCTGCGCCGCAAGACCACGGGCAAGAGACTTCAGACCTGCCATTGTTTTCGTGCTTTATCCATGGGTCTTGGACACGTGACCTGGACAACACACCTTTCTTCAGCTCGGCCACCGACTATTTCATTACATCACATCTGCAATAGACTTGTCCTCACGGATCTCCATAAACACCGGGAGGAACAGACTCTTGGCTCCGGTCTTCTTGTCGGTGATGACCGCGTTGTACTTGATGGACACAATTTTGTTCTTGAATTCAGTGAAGGCCATAGACCGCTCCTCGTCGCTGAGGCCCGTACCTACCGCCGTCTTCACATGGCCATCGGCCGACTCGACTAGCAGGGACCCGATTTTACCCTCATATTTACCAGCACCCGGGAGGAACCCAGTGACCAACAGGTCCGCCTCGAGCTCCGCCTTCATCTTGACCTGGTGCTTGACCCGCTTATCCTCCCATGCCCCATTCGGGTCCTTGAGCACCAGGCCTTCCTCACCCTCGGCCAACTTCTGCTGGTACAGAACCTGAGCCTCCTCCATCGAATTCACGATCGCAATTGGAGCGACCTGGATCCGACCCACCTGGTTCGGGTGGAGCATGATGTGGCGATCACGGTATCCCACACTGCACCGACCCTTGCGGAAGGCGAAGAGCGGGATGATGTCCCACACGACCGCTCGGATTTGCTTCGCGAGTTCGGCCGTGCCCGTGCCCTTCTGAAACTTGGTCAGGAGTCCGTTACCCGTCTTGCGGTCCATGGGGGCCCCATCCGGACCGGCCATCAGCAGCTCGCCATCCAGCACATACTCCGTCTCGGCCGTGAGGTTCATGACGTCAGCATCGAGCACACCGAACAGGTCCAGCTCCTTGCCTGCCCGTGACCGGTAGGAAACCTGGCCGTTCTCGACGATCGCGTTGAACCGCATACCGTCCATCTTAGTCTGTGCAATCATAGGGAAGGTCAATTTCGTTTTGGAATCCAGAGGGCTCACAAGCATACAGGGGTAGCTGAGCTTGAGGTCTGGCCAGATCTTCTCGACCGTCGCCTCGCTCACACCACACTTGAGGTTGCGGCCTAGAATGCGCCGAATGACCTCCCGGTCGTCCGGCTCGAGGCACGTCAAGATGCGGTGGACGTAGGTCGTAGCGTCATTTCCGCGAAGCGTACGCGTCGCAAGATTCTTTTTGATGGATTCGAGGGCCTCGCTCAGGGTCCACGTGTCGGACCCCGGACGCGGCACACCCGCCTCTGGTAGCTTTTTGATATAGAAATTGGTGAGGGGATCGAGGGTCAAGCGACAGACTTCCTTGAAGGTCTGGTCGGTCGCGTGAGCCTTGAGAATCGCCTCCTTCTCAAGGCGGCCGGAAGCGGCTTCGAGCTGGTGGAGGATCTGGAGAGCCATGTGTTTGTTGGGTGGTTTTGTATATGCCGCCGTGAACTCTGAGCCCGACAGGACATGTTTTTACACAAACTCGACGTCTGCGGTCCAGTCATTCAAGAGCACAGTCTCCTTGGTGCCAATAGGCGGCCACCCTGCATACCCATGCCCACCCTTCGTCTTGGGATCGTTGCGATAGATCACCACACCACCCTCGAGCCACATGAGAGCACTGCGGTAACTCGTGAGGATCTTGAGCTCTTTGTCCTGTAGGTCTTCGGGGGTGGACTCGAGGCGCGGGGATGGGTCGGCATCGAGTGCGGCATGAATTTCCGCATAATCCGTGACGCTGGGAGCCGGGTGAAGACCGCCGAAGGTGCTAGGGCGGAAGCTGACGAACTTGACGGAAGTGGCCATGGCGGTTGTTAGTTGGTTTGACCAACTCCCGCCGGATCCTTGACTGGCACGGAACACTTTTTATTTTCTTTCAGTTCCTTAATTTCATTTGAAATTTGTTGGTGCCAAGGCTCGAGCACAAGAATCTGGAAACTCAGGGCCAATGTGCCGACCAGTGCAGAGTAACGAGAGTACATTATTTTTCTATTATAAAATTATATGAACAACGTGAACACGGCCATCGGCATCCTGGCCACCAACAGGAAAAATTTAATATCAAATTTCCTCATCCAGCTCAACACTCAGGAGCGAAACAACTTCATGAAGAACGGCACAAACAAGAAAGAGTGGATAAAGCAGTGGCTCCGCAACAAGCACAATTACAACAACGAAAGAATAGCTAACCGCGTAGCCAATTACAACTCAAGAACGACGTTTAATAAGTATGTTAATTCAATTGTTAAATTAAAGAACGCTAATATGAATATACGTAAATACATGATCGCTGTTGCGAATGGAGGGCCCTACGCATCTCTGAGCATCGGTAAAAAAGGCTTCATCCAATTAGAACCTGCTTGTCGAAATAACTTTAATAAAGGCGTATATATACACTATGGTGAGACTAGTAAGAAATATAGAGGACAGAAGATAGGTTTCAGATTACGCAAGACGGCGGTGAACGCGTCTAGAAACTCGGGCATCCCTCTTTGGCAAGTTTCGCAAAATATAGAGGGTCTCGTGACGTCTGGGAACCTTCCAGTTTCGGGTAAAATTATGACTAAACTCGGTGCAAACCAGATTAACTATGCACCCCCTTGCCGGGCTAATAATAAGCGTGGACCCTACAACTATGCGTTCGTAGTTGGATTATCTAAGCGCCCGGCCATGAAGAAGCCGCGCTCGGTCGTCGTTCCCAGAAGACCACGGTCCGTTATGAGACCTAGGTCCGCACACTAGTCGATATCCACGTCACTCAGCAATTTTGATTCGAAATTGCGGACAGACGCGAGGACTTCGCTAAGAATAGCCAACTTTTCAATCTCCAGCATGGACTTGTCAGGGTCGATGTGTTGATACTTGCGACCATTCTTGACACAGACGTTCATAGAGGAGAAGAGGCGCTGGACGTTGACGGACTGCATTTTTAGGTGAAAATTAACTCGAGCCACCTAGAGTTGGCTCGGACATGACACGTTTTTAGTGGTACATCTGAAGAATCTCCTTAATAACAGCGGCGCGAACCACGTCATCTTCCGTAAACATGAGATGCTTGATGCTATCTGAATGTGGGTCGATGCGGCTAATCAGATCAGCCAACCCATTATCCTCGAAACCACGATCGTGCTGAGCCCCGTCCCCTGCAATCACCATCTTCGAATCCTCACCAATCCGCGTCAGCAACATCTTCATCTGTGAAGGCGTCGAGTTCTGCATCTCGTCTCCGATGATCCAGGCATTGTCGAACGTGCGACCGCGCATATAGGCCAACGGACACACCTCAATCCGTTGATCCAACATCATCTCCTGAACCTTCTTTACTGACCAGTACCGGTACAGGGCATCGAACATGGGACGGGTCCAAGG